CAATCTCTATATCATTGTGAGTAGCAAAGTTTAATGTTATCTTTTCTTTCTTTAGTTTACTCTCAAAGGCACTATCACTATCAATTACTTTCAAACCCATACCACCTAATGCACTCTTAGATACCCAAGATTTACCTGACCCAGGTCCGCCTCCTAAAAAGAAAGCCTTGAATATAGAAGGATCATAAACACCTTCTGTAATATACTGTTGAAATTTTCTCATATTACTATTTATATCTTTTCACCCTTGAAATTTACTTTACCTTTTTCCATAAAGTGTTCTACTAACTGATTGTAACCACCTATGAGTTCACCATCTATAAGTATCTGAGGCATAGTTCTAACTTGTTTACCTACTGCCTCATATAGTTCTTCAGGTGTATTGAAGTCTTTACCAAACACCTTTTCCTCATAAGTTAACCCAAGGCCTTTTACCAAGGCCTTTGATTTATCACAAAAAGTACAGTTAGGTTTACTGTATATTGTTATTGTCATATTACTGAGTTTCTACGGTTACTATGCCGTCTGGTTTAGTTATGATAACAAGATCATCTATTGCACTTTCAGCTAGTTCATCAACGTTAATTGAATTGACAACATCTTTAGCAATGTATTCAGCAAGTCTATTAGCGTCACCAACACCGATCTTCAAACCAACATATACTCTATATTCGCCTGTAGGTGTTTCGTAAACTGCTTTTTCCCAAGATTCATAACCTTGAATCATTGTATCTCTAACTATGTTTACAATTGTTTCTTCAACTTTTGATACAACTTGTTTATTACCATCTTGTCCTACTTCGGTAATATATAAGTCAGTTCTCTTGTTCATCTGACCTTGTAGTTTGTCAGCAAGTTCTGCCTTAGCGATCATCATTGCCTTCTCAATTGCTAATTGTAAATCAGGACTATTGCCTTGACCTACTGAGTAGATGTAAAGATCAGCGTCTTTTTCAAAAACAAATCCTTTATCAACTTTAGCGTTAATGTACCATTGTGGCACTTTATCTAACGTTCTACCTTCTTTATTCGATTCTTTATTTACTTTGTAATTACTTTGACTACAATTAGTCAAACCCAAAGCAAGTAAAGCGATCATTATAACTTTCATCATATATTTATTTACTTCCTTCTTTTATTATTTCGATAGATTTATCCATCATTTTGGTCACGTTGACCTTGTCATTAAAATCACTCCAATGTACTGTAATGACAACAATACAAGCCATTATCACTAATAGTTTCGTCATTTATTGTTTCTCCCAAACACCTTTTTCGTTTAAACAAAGCATCCCAGGCGTCTTAAATGGATGATTTGGTCTTGCGTACGGTCTGCAATAAGCAGGCACCGTAATTCCTGAATAGTAAAACTGTGCAAATAGTTCCCAATAATTAGGACCATCATAACCGTCTTTACATTCTAAAATTTCTTCTTTAGTTGTTGTAGTAACATCACCTACAACTGTATTTGTAATCACAACTTTAATCATACAAGGGTTTTCATTTAGCCATTGTGATTTTTCACCTGCACTAGCAATACTTGCCACAACTAGTAATGATATTAAAACTATTGTATAAAAATGATATGATTTCATTATTGAATATACCATCTTCCGTCAGGTGTTTGACACGCAACACCAAACTCATTTTCTCTTTGTATAGAATACATCGGCCAACTTCTCTCAATACTTATAACTGATTCATAATCACTACATTTAACACCCTTAACTAAGTAAGTTCTATTAACTGTTATTGATCCCCAATTACCAGTAGTTTGACTACCCCATGATACATGGGATCTTTTACCTGGTGATGTATTTAAAGTATCTACAAATACTGCCTTGTGTATATTCATATCATCATTATAAAACATACTCGCACCTAACCATGCCCCTGCTACTGTACAAGCGGCCGTCAATGCGACACCTGTACTTAACATAGTATGACAAGTACCGTAACCTGCCGTAGCACCGATAACACTACTCATATGAGATTTTGTTACCGTGCTACAGTTAGTTAATGATAACAACAGTAAGATTATTAATATTTTTTTCATTATTTACCTATGTCTTTAATATTGTCAGGTGATATAACTTGATACCCACCTTTGTTATATGCTGGTGCAATTGTAAACTTTCTACCTTCTCTTAATCTCCAGTCATCTGCAAGTGTTGTGGTGCCCCTTGTACGATTCGAACATACCACCTGCTGATTACAAATCAGCTGCTCTACCGAATGAGCTAAAGGGGCAGATTTTTTGTATTGACGTTTCATCTTACCTTTAGAATCAAACTTGAAACCTAAAGTCTTTAGAAATTTAATGTGATCTATTAGTGCTGAGAGATAACTCTTGGTAGGTTTCTTTCTTTGTAACCTACGAATGGCACCACTTGAATTTTTAGTATATATCATTGAAGTCATTATAGTATTATAACATAAATTTGTAGTAAAGTCAAGGCTATGAACATTCTTTATTCTTATAATCGTCATCTTGAAGTGAACATTTATACTGTTTATCTAGTTCTAGTCTTAGTTGTGCCGATATACTATCTAATATATTTGGCATATTCTGTAATAATACAGTTGTCATTTCAATTGAAAGTTTGTGCATTATAGAAGCCAACTCATTACCTAATACTTCAGCATGATCCATATCATTACCTTGTATTTTTTGTGTAATGATGTGACCAATAATTGCTGTTGTCTTTTCATTTGCCTTAGAATGAGTAAAACCTAGAACAAAGAAAAAACTAACAATGAATAATATAACTAAACTGAAAGCAACTAAAATATTTTTCATATAAGTTTTACCAATATAACTACCTGAAGACATAATATCACAACTGGAATTATAGTTCTGATTAATTCCATTGTATGATTGTATTCATCTAGTTTTCTTTCTAGTTTGTTTCTTTTATTTTTCATTATTGTTTTCTATTTTCTACTTCTTTTCTTTTTTCAGCAGACTCTCTCTCGGCAATCTCTCTATGCATTGCACTAAAAGGTTTAACACTCGAATATTCTCTAATAAGATTAGAAAATTGTTTTAGATTAATCTTGATATTTCTAAAAACGTGAGGGTTTTTTTGTTTCATTTCTTTTAAATCTACGAGATATTTGACTTTTTCGTCATTAGATTTTAGTTTCTTAAACTGATCGTGCATAATTTCTTTAGTCATTTCCATAATGTATCCTTTTGTTATTATTAAGTGTATATCCTATCATACTTTTAACGTAAAGTCAAGCACTAATTTAGTCTATTATCGTTGTAAGATAACACTTTCTTTCTAGTCAACTGTGGGTTGAAGTCTTTTCTCAATGATTGTCTATCATATTGTTGACCGTAATCTGTCCACATCTTCTTATCATCTGCTTCAGCAATATCGCCAAATACATCTTTGTAAGATTGGTAGTACTGTTTCTGATCTATAAGTTCAACTCTACTAGTATTAGCATAATTAGCAGCAGTTTCTTTGTAATTCCAATCTAAAAACTTAACTATCTTTAGTTTCGTTTTATCATTGAATTTAGATTTGTGTTTAACAGGTACATTTCTGTAAACTGTTTCGTATGCATAAAAGAATTCACCTTGATGTTCAGGATCCATATACTCTCTTAAATAACACACGTTAAAGGTTTTATTTTTGTTTTTGTTTATCATATTCATATATAATAACACATTTTTGACGTAAAGTCAAGCACTAAAAAGGCGCATAGAATGGGGGTTTTTGGGTGATTATGTTCTTCTTTTGTTCTTATTACGACCCATATAGTGGTCACCTGGTTCATAGTTCCAAGGTTTGCCATGATGTCCACGCAAATCAGCGTACCACATTCTTAATCGTACAATAAATTTTCTTACTGGCAGAGCCATAATCACCTAATCGTGTTGTGAAGTTTGAGATATCAAATCAAATTTCGGTTCGTATTAATTCTATTTAGACAAAATCATTTTTTAACATTTTTTTCAATGATTCTCTTAGAATTTTAGAACCTCCGATACGAACATTTATGATACCATTATAATAGTCGTCAACTTCAAGCACTTTGCGATCAAACTGTTCTTTCGCTTCTAGGTAACTTGCTACACCTCTACTAGCACAATAATATAGTATTTGTCTAGTAAATTTATCTTCACCAATCTTCTCTATGTCAGCAGATAGTCTTTCTGAAGAACCCCAATAGGTTTTCCAGTCACTTTCCTTTGTGCCTCTTCTCTTATTCTTCTTACCTTTGAGTGGTTGTTTAGTAGTTTTGAATTTTGCTAGTTTCTTACCTACATACATCATGCCATTAGTCGTATTTGTTATTAAATAAACAAATGCTTCACAATCTTTAGGTAGTTCTTCTACTATTTCACCTCGGTATGACCAATACCATTTATATTCTCTAGTTCCAGTCTTCGTATCTATCATTTTATATCGTACTCAAAATTTTGTGTTGTTTCATTTACTTGTAATAACTTAGCACCATTTCTAGTGTGAAATTTCTCAGCCATTTTAGTTAAAGGTGATAAGGTTATCAATCTATTAAGATGATTTGATTGTTTTATCATTTTATATACTTCTTTTATTATCTCTTTACCTGCACCTTTTTTAAGTGACCATACTGTATATGCCACAGCAGTAGTACCTTGAACATTTGATCTATGTACTGCTTGACCAAAGGCATCTTTGCTCATAGTATCCATTTCTTCTACTGATTTAGGTATATCATTAGTAAATGCTATACAAATTATACCTTCAATTTCATCTTGAAATTTAAGACCATATATCTTTCTACCGTATTTAGTTCTAAAGTCGTTATCTAATTCAGGTCTCACAGGATCATCTTTACAATTGACCTTATCTAACTCAACCAGTTCTGATTTTTTTATCCAATCAAAGAATTTAAAATCATTAACAAACTTCTTTATATTAGTTCCAATCTTCATGCCTATTTTCTACATAATTAATTTCATCTTCTTCAACTGACTCGTGACCACAAAAAGGACAAAAAGTTTCTGTAAAATCTTCTTCAGGAAGATCATGTGCTACTTTATATAAAGCACCACAGTTAATACAAGTTTTCTTTTCGTCTATACTCATTATAGTTTGAATCCTTTAAAGCTATCTTTTTCAACATCTTGTTTTATACCACCAACTACATAACTTTCTATCTCAGTTTCTTGTGGTGCATTTTGTAATCCACGACTATTTAACCAGTGTTGTGTCCATGGTAATGGGTTGTTAGTTGCTGGTTGATCGTATCGAGTAGTTAATCCTATTGCTCTTAATCTTTTGTTTGCCATAAACTCAACGTATTGATTCAATAGTTTATCATTTAAACCAATCATTGAACCTTGTTTGAATAGGTATGTTGCCCAATCTTTCTCTTGTTGAACTGCCTCATCATACATCTTGTAAACTTCATCCTCGTTCTCTTTCATAATCTTTAACATTTCTTTATCGCCTTCTTTTTTACGATAGTTATTAATCATGTTTTGAGATACTGCAAGGTGTAAGTTTTCATCTCTTGCGATTAATGATATGATCTTAGCACTACCTTCCATAAGTTTAAGTTCACCAAAAGCAAATGAACAAGCAAATGATACATAGAATCTAATACCTTCTAGTATGTTTACATTAATAATTGTAAGATATAGAAGTCTTTTAAGTTCTTTCATATCACCTTTACCTGTTAGATAGTAAAGATTAGCATACTTTATAAACTTATCATAAGCATCCGTTACTGTCTTTGCTCTTGCCATAATCTCTGGCGTGTCAATGATAGTATCTAATACTTCACTAGGGTCTGAATATACGTTCTTCATTATGTAAGTGTATGATCTACTGTGTATTGTTTCGCTGAAGTCCCATGCAACTAACATAGATTCTAATTCAGGTAAACTACAATAAGGTAAAAATGCTAGACATGGACCACGACCTTGTACACTATCTAACAATGTTTGATACTTTAGATTAGATGTAAAGATATGTTTTTGTTCTGCACTTAAAGATTGATAATCGTTTCTATCTTTCTGTAAAGAAACCTCTTCAGGTCTCCAGAAGAAACCTAACTGTTGTTGATTCAACTTTTCGAATATAGGATATTTTTGTTGATCGAACCTCTGTACATTTGGTTCTTCACCAAAGAACATAGGTTGTTTCATCCAGTCTACTTTTTTTGTATTAAATGTTTTCATTCGTTTATAGGTTCCAATTCTTCTTGTAATCTTTCTGATTCTGTTCTTCTTCGTTCATCTCTTTGACTAAATGATTCTTTCATTGATTCATCTAGTTCTTTTTGTTGTCTGTTCGTTTCTTCTAAGAAGTCCTTATATAGTACAGGCTTCGCAGTTTTCTTCATCTTCTTTTGTTTCCTTTGGTGTTTCTTCTACACCGTCATGCCAACCCACAGGATGTACAGGTTCATCTACTTCTGATTTTGCGTCATAAGTATTTTGATAGTATGCTGTCTTCCATCCTAGTTTGTAAGTCGTTAATAAATCTTGTGCCATTACTGATAAAGGCACTTCACCATCTTTGTAGTTCTCTGGATTGTAACTCCAGTTACCACTAATTGCCTGATCGAAATACTTTTGCATAACAGCAATGATATTAATATATCCTTCGTTACCTTTCATATCCCATAATAATGTATAATAATTTTTAAGTCTGTTATAGTCAGGTACGATTTGTTTCAAAGGACCTTTTTTAGACTTCTTAACTGATAAGTAATCTCTTGGTGGTTCAACGCCGTTTGTTGCGTTAGATACAACAGAAGAAGACTCACTTGGCATTTGTGCCGATAATGTTGAGTGTCTTAATCCGTGTTCTTTAATTTCTTTTCTTAACCATTCCCAATCATAAGTAAGTTCTCTACTTACAATATCATCTACTTCTTTTTTGTAAGTATCGATTGGTAAGATACCATCGCTATATTTAGTCTTTTCGAACCATAGACATCTAGTCTTTTCTTTTGCGAGGTTATTACTTGCCTTTAATAGATAGAATTGAAATGCCTCTGTGATTTTATCAACAAGTTTCCATGCCTTTTTGTCTTCATATTTTACTTGATTCTTAGCAAGATAGTGTGCAAGACCTATATAACCAATACCTAATGATCTTCTTGCCTGTGCTGATATCTTTGCTGCCTCAACAGGATATTCTTGATAATCTATAATCTCGTCTAATGCTCTGACCGATAGATCACACAACTCCTCTAACTCTGTCATATCCGTCAGTAGGCCCAGATTTATGGCAGATAGAATACATAGGGCGATTTCACCCTCCTTGTCGTCTATGTGTTGTATTGGTGTCGTTGGTAGTGTGATTTCTTGACATAGGTTAGACATATAGACTTTATCTTTAAAAGATGAGTGAGAGTTACAATGATCTAAATTCATAATATAGATACGACCTGTTTCTGCTCTTTCTTTCAATAATGCTTGAAACAAATCTTGAGCATTTATTGTGTGTCTAGGTACAGATTTATCTTTCTCATACTTCTTGTACATATCATCAAACTCAGGTAAACCAAATGCTTCATATAAACCTGGCACATGATTAGGAGAGAACAAAGATACATCTTCATTCTTAATAAATCTTTCATAGAATAGTTTACTAATTTGTATTGAGTAATCTAACTTTCTAACTCTATTATCTTCTGTACCTTTATTATTTTTAAGTACAAGTATATCTTCTATCTCTTGGTGCCATATAGGAAAGTGTACAGTTGCACTACCACCTCTTACACCATTTTGTGTACAACATCTTACAGTTGCTTCAAACTTTTTAAGGAAAGGAATAACACCTGTGTGTTGTACTTCGCCTCCTCTAATTCTACTATTGATACCTCTGATTCTACCTGCATTGATACCGATACCTGCCCTTTGAGCAACGTATCTACCAACAGCCATATCACTTGAAAAGATACTAGGTAATGTATCATCACTATCAACTAGAACACAACTAGCAAATTGTCTAATAGGTGTTCTTACACCTGCCATGACAGGAGTAGGAATGTTAATCTTAAACTTACTGATTGCGTCATAATATTTCTTGACGTAACCTAATCTTGTTTCTTTAGGATATTGAGCAAACAAAGT